CGGTCTCAAACCAATCTGGATTAGCGACCTTATATTCCTTAATCCAGTTTTTAAATATTGACGTCATATACCAGTTGCCTTTTAGGTTCTTGAAATAGTGCTCGCCTAAAGTAAGAATCTCCTGTTCCTCTTCCGGCTTAAGCAAGATCAGAACCAATAGCTGAGTACGCACAGCATCCTTTTCTTGCTTTTTAAGTTTCCCCTTGATTTCTTTCGCGAAGTCTTCCAGCTTCTTATTAATATCTTGCAGGGCCGCCGTCAGGCCGTTCTTTTCGTCAGCCTTTCGGTCATGTCGCGAGATCAGAAACTGAGCAAACGCCCAAAGAGCATTGTTGGCAATCAAAACTAGAATCAAATCTTTCACCGCAATCACCTCTCTGCTTTCTTTGCCGCCGCAAGTGTGCCGGTTCCTACAAGGCCGTCAGCAGTGAGTCCCTTTGCCTTCTGGAACGCCTTTGTGTACTTGTCCGTATATGCGCCAAATACTCCGTCCTCAGCCACGACCTGTTTGCCGTTATACCAGTTAAGGAACTTCTGCCATTTCACAACATCAGGACCTTCAGAGCCTTTGCCGAAATAATTGTGCAGTGGCAAGTTTACAAACCCGCAGAAAGATGATGCTTTGCGCTTGTTGTAAGTAACGCCTCCGCTAACGTTGCCGTCCCAAGTGTAAACATACCCACCTTCATATTTAACGAATGTGCATGTATGTGTTGGTGACTTGGACCCCTTAAAGGCAATCGCGCCCTTTTTCGCTTTGCCGACACTTGTGATAAGCATCTTCTTGCTCTTGAAATATTTCATAAGTGACGGTGCATGCCACCAATATCCGTTCGCCTTATTCTTTAAGACATTGAACGGGATCTGAGCGGCCTCGCCTATCTTTTCAAGCGAATAGCAAACAAACAATGTGCAATAGCCCGGTATATATCCGTAGACATTAGGCATCTGCCCTTTGCTGTCTATTCCGCCTCTGCCCGCAAAGTATTTTGTGAACTTGTTGCTGTACTTCTTGCCGTCTTTGCCGTTGTTCGTCCGGGAAGTGTAGCTTCCCTTCTGGCTGGCTTCAAAGTTGATCAGGCGTGTCGCTCCGTCAACAGCGGGGAACTCGCCTTTGTATTTTTCGGTTTTGACAACAGATGCAGTTGGTACAGTGCATGTCCATACTTTCCACACGCACCCAGCCATTGATTTTTCGTAGCACTTCCAGCCGGAGTTACCTCTACCGCCAGAGTCCTTCATATAAAACCAATGCTTGCCGTCTTTGATCTTGTATCCGGTGAATGCAATAAAATGACCGCCTCCGGTCCAAACTGTGCCGTCTGGTCCTTTTGCGGTTATCGTTCTGCCTTTTGAATTTTGCTTATAGAATAGGATGATCCCAACTCGCTTACCCTTGCCGCATTCAGTGAAAATATCTTTCATCGTTGCAGCACGGCCAAACAGCTTGACGTTCTCCATGCCGTAGTGCTTCAACGTGTCGGCAATGCCGGCATGCTGAAGCCCCTGATTTCTTACAGCCCACTTTACCATGTACGGCCTAACCGTTGCAGGCGTATAGTTTTTATAGCGCTCATCTTCTATGAGGATGTGCGTAACTGATACAAGCCCGCATCCGCATCCGCCGACTGTTGAGCCTGAAGGAAACGGAAGGTTTTTCCACCTCTTGTCTGTCTGACTAAATATAGTCGCTCTCATCGACATCACCATCCTCTTCAGCAACCGCTCCCTCGGTATATCCTTTGACCGATATGCCAAGCAGTGCGGCTATAAACAGGCCGACTGCACCAATCGTTGCACCGACCTCCGTGAGATACGGAAATCCCCATACCTTGCCGATCGTCAGCCAGAAGACCTGTGTAGCCGGCAGCGCGATCAGCGCGAACCACTTGAGAAAATCGTATGTCCTGTTGCTTAATTTCATATGCTTTCTATCTCCTTCCTGAAATACCCAGCGCTTCGGAGAGCGTTGTTGAGAGCGTTCCGAGTTCCATCTCAGTGAATCGCTCAAGCAGTACGTCATACACAGTCTTGACTATCTTGAATCTCCCTTTCATCTTGTACATCGGAAATTCGACTCTGATTGTGTCGCATAGACCGCATTTATACAGATTTGCAAGTGCTGAATAATTAACATCATCGCTCACCCTGATGAAGTTAACTGTGATTGATTGCTTTGGTAACAGACTGTTTGCTGTGTCCAAGTATCCCTGCGCATATGTATTGAGCTGTGCCTTTGTCGGTTGTGAGTCAAACTTGTCCGTCAAATCTAACGGTATGCACTCGTCACGCCCGTTATAAGTTGTGCCTGAAGCGGTCTGCTTATCGCCTATGACAGTAACATCAGCACCAGCCCAAAACGGGATTACACTGGAGAAGGATTCGGAATAGTCTGCATCCTCCGAATAATCAACCAAATCGACTCCGTATCTTATAACGAAGTCTCTCGCTATCCCTCTTTGGCTCAACAGACCGACTGTCCATTTGTCGAATTTGTATTCGCCGCCATATGTATCAAGGATAGAGCCGTCAACTCCTCCTAAGAGTTGTCGAACCGATTTCGGTTTCCCGTCAGCAGCAGACATATAACCTGTACCGTCCTTGTCGGAATAAAAGGTAAACTGTGTGGTTGGGATTGAATTGGACAGCATTGCAAGAGCATCAGACAATGAATTGATATTAGTTCCTGTTGCTACCACCTTGCTCAATCTGTATGAGATATGTACTGCATGAAAGGATACGATCCCGTTTAATGGTCTTGTGCATGACACTATGTCGAATGGTTGTATGTCTCCCGTATCATCATGCTCAACAGCTATGATCCTGCCAAGTTTGATGCGGTTGAACCCAGCTCCGTCAACGGGATATTCAAAGTCACATTCATAAATAGAATTTCTTCCTTCGATTACAGTTACCGAAATAGCATCCCTCAATCTTCCTAATCCGTTCGACTTGAACTCGGTTTCGGTACTTTCGTAAAGTATTGGCATCATAATATCCACCACCTCGGTGTTATCTTGAGTTCTGTTACGGTATCGTCAAGCACGATCGCGTTGTTTCCTGAAACCAGCTTCGGCATATCCGACCCGAGGTCTATGTATTCATTGAGCGATACATATGCCCCGTTATTTATCAAATACGCGTCACCTAGATCACAGTCGATGTATGTCGGGTCACCCAGCAAATTCAGCGTGGATTCTCCGCTGATATCGGATATTTCATATGTTGTCCCAACAGAAACATTCGCGTAAGAAAAGAACTGAGTTGTGTAACGTATACCAAACTCGGATTCAAGGCTTACCGATATCTGACCGTCAACATAATCTATACGCTGATGAGTGAGAGTGCTTGTGCTACGCGTTCTGTTAGGGCTTGTTATGCTTGCTGTTGCTCGGAGATAATAATCAATGTGTTTATCTTCGCCTACGGTAAAGGTGATATTAGGTACTGAGATCGTATAAATAGCCGTTTTACCACTTACTGTGCATGACAACGAAGCGTCTGTGTCTTGACTGTCTTCGTGGTATTCAAGCGTAGGTGTTGCAGCAAATGAAGCCCCAGCGCCGTTTACTGCGAGCTTGCAAGAGACTTTCAGCCCGCTCATCGTAACGGTATCTCCCACGTTGAAACTACCCGTATCGTATGTCCACGATTCCTTTACTGTGTCTGTTTGCGACCACATCCTGTTAGAGTCGATATTGATATTGCCGAGTGTTGCGTTTTCCAACACAATTGTGCTGTCACCCATACGGATAGTGCCGTATCCCTTAACCGCAAGAAGAGGGCTTGAGTCAAATGGAGTGGGATTGAATATTTCCTCACCGTCTGTGACCGTCATTTCTGAATCACCGCTCATAAGGTAGCGTTTTGGATTGCAGTTGAAGACAAGATCAAACTCTCCTGCTCTTTTCATTGACTGTGAATTGACCTCAACAGGATTTTTGAATACTCCGAGTCGGTACTCTTCGGGGTTGTAAGAGTCGACAAGTCTGTGATACCCGTAGCGTGAAGCTAACAGGTTTCTGAATTTGCGTATCTTCTTTGCGAACTCGTCCTGATCCTCACCGAAGCATCCGCAAGTGTATTTCACATCAATGTTCTTCCAGCGTCCTTTATCAATGAGATAGTCACCGCTGCGCCCTGCTATCTCGACTGATTCAACATCACGTTCGGGAGCGTTGTATACAGACTCGCCTGTAATGAACACTCCCTGCTCTAAGCTGTTGATCCCGTCAAATTCGAGTGTATTGAATATTGGTTTCATGTTTCACCTCAATGAAAAAGGGAGCTGCATTCAGCTCCCGTAGTTTATAGCGAGTATTTAAGGTATGATGTCCGTACTTTTTCTGCGCTT